TTTTTGTATAAACGAGTGTTCTTTATATCCTATGTAATTAACATTAGGTAATTTTCTAGCTTGTTCATATAAAGCTTCATACTTTTCTTCGTGTAATTTTCCAAACTCTTCACCATAAATACGACAAGAACTATAAATGTCTACTTCAACATTTACATCTTGAATTTGTTGCATCGCACCTAACAACACATTTAATCCTCGCCAAGGAGTAACTTGAAATATCATTTTAACTTTTTCACCTTTGACAAAAGGTATTCTATGAGGAAAATTATTTACTCCATTTTTTATAATATGACATCTATCAGTAGGAACATCAAACATCATTCTAAACTTTTCATAATTCCAATGTGAATTAAATACATACCAATCATATTTATTGTGATTGCTTTTATCTTGAAACCAAGGTGCTATATTAGGTTGGTCGTAACTATTTTTTTGCCATAGTATATTTATTTTATCTTTTGATAAAGGTACTTTACCAGGTATTGAAGTACAAATTTGAAATTTATTTAGTAAATCATCATCTACATAATGTTCTAAAAATCTATGTTGTATTTCTGTGCCACCTAAAGGTTTCATCTACCATACTCCAAAACTATCTCTTCATTTTTTTTTATTGTTTTTAAAGTAAAAACATTGTAAACAATGTAATCATCCCAATCTTGTATGACCGATAAATAACAATTAGGTTTTTCAGAATGATTAATAAAACCTCCTAATGGAGTTCTAATTAAACCTACTATCATAGGGACTTTAATGTGTGTAGTTCCCAAATCCAAATCTTTTTTTAAATTATCATTTGCAAATATGCCATATCCTTCTATCTTACTTTTGTTTATATATAAATTTTCAGGTAATGGTTTATAATAAAACCGATTAAATTTTACTTTCATTTTTTTGTTTCACTCATCATAGCTAAAGCTTCTGGAGGAACTATGATTTTAGTATCTTCAGCGATATCTTCTTGTGTAGTGTCTGTGTTTGGGTCGTCTACATCTTTTTGTGCTTCTTCTTTCGATGCGTAAACTACATTTGTTTTTTTATTTCTATAACTTGTCTCTGAATCGCAATGTATTACTTTCATAGCACATATAATCGCATAAAAAACAAGACATATCAAGAAAAAATCTTAAACAAACCAAGCCACCATACTGTATCTAACTCCACTTTCAACTTTTTCAACAGAATGAGGATATAAAAAAGTGCTAGGAAAAACTAACAAATCACCTGTGTCTAGCTTATAATCTAAAACTTTGTGTTGTTTTTCATTGTCGTGAAAACATATCTTACCTCCTTCATAATCATTGTTTAAATTTATAATTATAGAAAGAGTTCTATTTAACAAAAAATGAGCATCTATGTGAGGTTGGTAAAAATGTCCTTTTCCATATTTTAACAAATTAATATCTTCTAATTTCATTTGTTCATTCATAAAAGTAAATTTTGTAGCATAATGTTTTATGGCTTTAGAGCAAATCGTAAACAAATGATTTTTATATAGCTTGTCGTTATCGTTGTCATCTTTAAAAAAATAACTAAAGACATTTCTAGTTTTCGTGTCTACTACATCTTTTTCTTTTACCATTACTTTAGCTTTATCAACACATACAATATCTGCGTAATCAATAATATTTTTGCAGAAATTTTTAGGTATAATGTTTTTGTAATGGTATATAGCATCTAAAATGTGCATTAACCATTCTCTTGACTTCTATCTATTAAAGCATAAGAAATAATGCCTTGTATCTCATTAGCTGTTCCAGCAGTAAGTTTTAAAATGTCCCCCTCTTCTAACACTAATGTTTGAGATATTATTTGTCTGGTCGTGTTAGCTGAAAGAGATACATTATCTATTCTAAATGTTGCAGAGGCACTAGTATCGGTAACTTGTGTCGCTAGATTTACTGAGCCAGTAGAACCATTGTGAACTTGTATTTGTTTTACCAAACATCTACCACTAGAAGGACAGGTTAAGACAGAAGTTGTTCCTGTAGTTGTCAAACTAAAACCAGCATTTTTGTATTGTATAGTCAAGACAAAAACCAATTAAAAGAGTTTTGCTCATTCTTTATTTCTTGCTGATAACTAAAATTTAATTTTTGAATTATTTGAAATATAGCTAAATTTATAAGTCTTTGATTTTCTACATCATATTCTTGTTTTGGTTCTGGAATAAAAGTTACAATCTTTGCCATTTGTCTAACCTGTTTTATTTTTGCCAAACATTCTTCTTATACTGTCTTTGCCTTTTTTAGCTATCTGCACAACTTGGTTTTTACCCATAACTTTAGCTCTTTGCTCCATAACAGTCAATATTTGTATTTTTCGTGCATAAGGTTTGTTTATCTTTTTTACTTTAGCTACTGTTTGTCTAGCATCTTGTGGAGTAGCAAATTTAATTTTAACTGTATCTTTAGGGTTTTCATCAGTATATAATCTTCTACCACTTCCCTTTGGTTTTTTTCCAGTTCCTACTAATGGGTCTTTTTTTCTCATAACTATTTATCTTTTGTGTTAAAGCTTATCACTATTCTTTCATTTTTTGAAGTATGTTTTTCCACATAATGAGACACAAAACTTGGAAAAAGAATCATTGTGTTCTCTACGAATTTATTATCAAATATATGATTAAATCTGTTAGACACACTTTCTAACATACCTCCATACGGATGTAAAAACTTTGTACCATTATCACAACCTTTTACATATATTATACCACTATAAACAGAGTTGGGGTGAGTATGAATAATATGGTGATTATTTTTTTTATAAGATTGCACCCAGCTTTCTACTAAATTTAAATTAAGTTTATTTAAAATTTGTGTAATTTTTTTTCTTAAATTTATTAAAATAGGAAAGTCTAAAATATTATTTCTTGTGAATGATGTTAACACTTGCTCAGATACGGAAAAAGACTTTGTATTTTCTATTAAAATATAAATTTGGTCTTTTTCTTCTTTTGTGATATCAAGTTTATATTTGTAAAAGTAGTCGTTAAAAGGGTTAAACTTTTCGTGATTGTCTTTCAATTATTTTACCTAATAAATAAATTTGTCATCCTTAGTTTGTTTTTTATTTTTTTTCTTTTTTTTATCTTCTATCTTAATTATAGCTCTGTAAATTATATCAGGAGGTGATTGAAAATAACAGTATTCATTATGATAAAACACTTTAAATGACTTTTGTTTTTGTAATCCCCATCTAAAGTCTTCAGAGTTTTCATTTATAAGCTTAACAAAAAAATCATAAGATTTAGGATTTTCACTTTTCGTAAACTTCCATATTTTTGATGCGTTTAAAACCATAGCATAGGGGTTGGATGTATGGTCGCTTTTCCATACAACTCCTTTATCTATGCTTACAACACCTTTTATTTTCACTCACTATTCTCTCTCAGCTACTATGTTACAAGTTAATCTTAACCAAGGCTTACTATTTTCTGATGGAATATCTCCTCTATGATATTCATTGCTATTATAAGCAACTGCATTACCAGGTACAAACTCATATTTTTTGCCATCTACAAAAAAAGAACCTTGCCAAGTGGGAGACCATATTGGAGTTAGAAAAAATACAAAAGATACAGAGTCTTCAGTTTTATAATCTATATGTAACCAATGTTGATTGTTTTCTGTGTATGTAATGTTAAACCACATACGATTTATTTTAATCGGTATTCCTATGTTATCTTTTTTTAATTTATCTTCCATTCTAAATAGTAACGATTTTCCCCAGATGTAAAAAGGATAAGACCTAATGTCATTATCTCTTTTAACTAGCAACATAGGAGAATGGTTAAATTTTTTATTATACACATCAGGGGCATTGTCCGTTATACCTGTAATAGCCCATAAATTAGTTTCACATATTTGTTTATACATAAAAAAGAGTTCGTTAGAACTAATTACATTTTCAATTAGTCTAGGTTGCAATTTATCTTCTTCCGTCTATTTGAATATCAGCTTTAAAAGTTCCGTATCTCCAACTTTCACCTGTTGTAGTGTTTTCTATTTTTAAATTCACAGCTCTAGCTCTAGCCCTCGTATCTACTTTCGTTGTGCTAGAGGAGACAGTAAAAGGACCTAAACTACTACTAGCTTCGGTGCTTGACGGAAAATCTTTTAAATTAATCGTTATTCTTGCGTTTCCTGATAAAGCTCTAAAGTCTGGAATAAATCTACTTATTTTCATAAAAAATTCACCTGTACTTGTAACACCTCCTCCTGGAATATTAAGCTTTACTTCAAAATCTCCACTTTGAATACTTCCTACTATAGCTGATTGTGTTCCATCTGCTAAAACTTGGTTATTACCTTTTTCGTGAGCATACAAAGTAGTGGCACCATTGGTGTTTGTTACTCCTTGTATTGTAGGAAAATTAGGTACTGCTGTTTGATTAAACTCCGTTGCATAAGGATTATCATAGATAGTTTTATCATAGTAAGTCGTTCTTGATAAAGAACCTATAGTCCAAACTTGCTCCTCATAATTTAAAGACACAACCCTATCTATTTGAGAGGAACCTGCTTTAGGATAAAACCAATTTATTTCATTAAACAAAGAATTATATCCTGCGTAAATAATATCTCCACTATTAAAGTTTAATCCTAAATCATCAGTATCTTGCGTAGTAAAAACAAAATCCTCCACAGAACAATTTACTTTTTTTACTGTTCCATCATAAACAAAAAAACCACCTGCTTGTCCCATCCAATAAACAATACCATTTACAGCTATGATTGCGTGTTGACCAATGAGACCACAGTTGCTACCCACTTGTTGAATACCAAAAGTAAAAGGAGGTCCTATAAAAGTCATAGAGTAAGCAGAGGTATTAGTTAGTATTAAAATGTAACTACCAACATTGACTGCACCCACTATTCTAGTTCCTGAATCTAATCTAAAAGTTCCAGCTGTATTCGTAGATGTAGGAGTGTAATCAGATTTATTTTCTTGGTCAGAAAATCTTATAAACATTTTGTCTTGAGACTGAGTGCCAATAGTGGTTTCTGTTCCAAAATGTATTAAATGTCTATCTCTATCTGAGACCATAGTCATAACACTTTGTATTGGATTAGTAGATACAACAGTAGCTCTCGTAGATAAAGCATCTGTTGCTGAAGGAACCCATTCAAAAGTTTTATTGTTTCTAACTGTGGCTATTAATATTTCTCCAAAGTTGTCTAAAGACCAATTCCCAGGTTCTAAGTTTACCTCTGCTTCTCCAGAAGCTTCGCCCCAAGATATAAAAGATGTTGCATCCTCTACTGTTGCACCATCATCGTGAGAAGTTCTGGTAGAACCTGAAACACCTCTTACTATACCTGTCAAATCATTACTAGATACACCACTATAAGATATTAATTCACCCCCTACTAAAATAGTACCTGAAGAACTAAAACCTGTTGTGCTTGTTAAAGTAATATCTGTGCCTGAACCTCCAGTTCCAAATGCGTTATCACCTAAAGCTCCATTTAAAGTAGTGCTTGTGATAGAAGATGTTTCTCCACCCCATAAACCAGTACCCCAACCATAGCCAACTGTTTGAACTGCATCTCCAACTCTAAAATAAGGATTTACAGTTACAGACCCTGCGGCTGTCATGCCACTTCCTCCTTCACTAGCACTCATTGTTACTGTAAAATTATTTGCAGTTCTAGTTATTACTTCAAAAGTATTTGTAGTAAAATTTGCATCAGTAAAGTTAGTCGCACCTCCACCAGGTAAAGTTACACTAGTGAAAGTAAATAAATCTCCTATTTGAAGATTATGAGCATTTTTATTTACTGTAACTGTGGCACTTCCATTTGTTGAAGTTAATGTGCAAGAGGTGATAGCAGTATCTAAAGGACTTATATCGTAAAATGCTCCTGCGTAATATAAAAAAAGACCTTTATGTGTGCCAACTACAATATATCTTTTTCCCTCTAAATCAGCCCAAATATGAGTATCTCTTCCTACACCTACTAAAGTGTTAACAGTAGTCTGTTCCCATCCTCCAATTTTTTCAGGATATCCATAACGAAATCTAACATTATCACAATCTATCCACCTACCCTCTGCCCCAGTAGGTGTAACTTGTTTATTTATTCCTGCTACTATTTTAACTTCTGATAAAGGCATAAAAATAGTATAATACTTGTAATATAATTAGTCTATGTTAGTTTTGATAAATGAAAATATCTGGTATAAATAATATTAAACAAATTCATTTATACACTACCACAATCACTTATCCTAGAACTGTAGAAATTTACAAAGGACATTATCCTGAAAAGCATATCTTACATAATTTAAAAATTAAAACAGATGAATTTTTAAAAACTAATTTAGATAAAAACCAAACTAATGTTTATGGAAAAAAAACTGATTTTTTTGCTTTTAGCAACGAAGAAAATTATATTTTATTTTTAAGGTATATGATAGACAAAGTAATTAATTCACCAGAGGGACACATTTTTAACCATTTTGATACTAAATTTGAAGTACAAGCTTGGGCTAATGTATTAGAAAAAGAAGATTATGTTCAAGACCATAACCATACTTGTTATCATAGTATATTGTATTTAAGTGAAGGAGCAGATTTAATTTTACCAGAGTTAGGTT